TGGACATCTAGCAAAGTCTGCAAGAGATTTTTGCGTTGTGAAAGGTGTGATTTGTGAAGATTTGGAAAAGCCATAAGCGTTAGCAGGGTCGGTGACAATTCCGTCGGATAAAAATTCAGAACGGAGATGATAAAAAGAAAGAAGTTTATAGGAAGGCTGGAGATTGAGAATCTTTTGACGGATTTCATTGAAGATAGCCTCCCCATAGAAAAAGAGGTTCATGAGGACCATGTTACAGTTGTTACAACATAGTTCATCATTGGTTTGTCCTTTCATGGGTCGGATCCAATTGAGTGTTTCAAGAAGAGCATCTAGTTCCATAAGTGGTACATATTTTCCACAAAAAATTCCAGTAGAATTTTTGAGAAAAGTACATTCCATTAGGTCCATAGAATTTCCTTCGAAATCACCTTGTTTGGTAGCAGGTGTAAGCTTGAGTCCGAAATCACGAAGTAGTGAAGAGATAGTGGCACCATTGAATACAGATATAAAGTGCACATCAACAGTGAAAAAGTTATCATCGCCATAAATGGCGGTACGGACAAAACGACGATAGTGAAGAAGGTCTTTGAATTGTGGTGGTACTAAAAGCATCCAGCTGACACGGAGGTACATTTCATTAACAAGAGTGTTGATGTTAACAGTTCCGTCCCAGCCGGAGGGCATTCCGCCAATCGTTTCATAAATAAAATATTCATTGCGATGGTGACAAAAGGCGACGCGGACAAAGACAGTTTTGCGAGCAGTTTTAGTAGTTTGGTTACGTTCTTGATACCAGCCATTGATAATGGTTAGGCAGGCAAAGAAGCAACAGGCGAGTAAGGTGCCATCCCAGCAGGAGTAATCTCCAGCGGTGGCATGGTTCCCTACCTCTAGCATTCGTTTGATAAGATAGTGCCATTCGAGAGAACCTTTATTAATTCCGATAGCGGAAAAGGTTCTAAGTCGGGAAAAGTACATATGGGCAAAGAATGGTAGGAAAAGTTGACGAGATAGAATAGTGAGAGAGAGTGAAGCAACAGAGAACATACGGCCTTTTACGATTTTGGGTATAGGGCGGCGTTCATCTTTGATGGTATCGACAAATTGATCAGTGTTAGCGTGACCAGTTTCGAGTTCTTCAGAGACAGTGTTTATTTGTTGTTGGAGTAAAGGATTTTCAATTTCATAGGTTTGGTCGGGTCGTTGTTTAAATAATTGACGTTTGGAGCCACGAGTTTTGGAGTTGAGACAAAACGGGTAGCCAGCAGAAGGTTTCATAGCAAGTGGGTCGATGTAAGGTACGCCAGGAATGCCATTAATGGCTTCGTCAATGGTTAGTTTTCGCTTCGGAGAGGAGGAGTGAACAGAGTTAAAGTCTTCTAGTATACTTTGGGCAGCAAGATCTACAAGAGTAGAATCGAGTTGTTTATACGATTGACTATATTTGTTCATTCCTAATTCCAAGGGTATAACGCCATTGAGACGGCGGTCGGATGAATTGAGTATAGCGGGTTCGGTAATGTGAGGTTGGATAAGGTCATATAGAGGCGAAGGGGCGAGGTCAG